TTGTGGTGACGGTCATGTGCTTTGTAACGAAATACTACAGAAGTATATAGCAATTGTAACGGTTTGTCAAGCTCTCTCTGTCCATGACGAACACTTATGACATTGATAAATAAATATGGATCCAAAATTTGAGTGATATGAAAAAATTATTACCACTCGTTATGCTACTGATGACCGCAGGTGCAGCTAATGCTGGCGGACTTGTTACGAAACACGCTTCATCCGTTCAACTGACTGTTGATGCTGCTAGATCTACCGCGACGAGGGTAGGTTCTTCCTACGCAATCTCGGGTAGTGGAGTGAATACTACCGATGGTACAACTGCTGGCACAATTTCTGCAGGAACTATCACCTCTGGTCTACTTGCTCCTGGCAATATCTCGGCAACACAAGCTACAGATGGTAACGCTTTCTCCTTTAGTCAATCATTTACTCAAGGTGATGCTGTACCAACTAGTGCTGCAACAGTAGGTGCTAATCCAAACTTCTCCTCAGTTACTTCTTACTCTGCAGGTACAAAAGATACTCTAGCAGGTACAGTAACTACTGGAGGTGCCCTTACCGTGACCGCAGGTGGAGCTGGTACAAGTGCTACAGGACAATTCGTAAGTGAGATCACTGTAATTGACTGAGGACCCACGTAATGATCCGTTTTGGAAAGACAATCACATCTACTGCGATAAGTGCGGTGGCAGTCTTAGTTACTGCTGCCGCTGCCCAGGCGGTCCCCGTGGTCCCAAACTTCACACAGGGCTCAATGACGAGCCACACAGAGACGACATCAAAGATAACTGAAACAATCAACTCGATGGACTATAACACAGGGTATCAATACTCTGCAACTGGTTCTGGAGTGACTGCAAGTGGGAACCTGTCCCCTTCGACAGGTAGCAACAATGTAACTATTAATGGCGTGACATCATCATGGACAGGAGTAACAAGCAAACCATCCTTTGTACAAACAACACCAGGAGCAGCGTTCCAGTTCAGCGAAACCTACTCAGGTCCTGGTTTAAGCAATCACACAATTATAAACAGGGTGACCGAGGTAACAAGCGTCACGGACACTACAAGTATCTTCCAGCAGTAATTGCATTACTATTTGCATCTCCAGTCAATGCAGAAACTGTTGGTGGTGTATCAGCAACTGCAGCTCCAGTGGCGAATAGCTCAGGCTCAGTGACTAATCAGGCAATCCAGGTATTACAAGGTCCATATATCACTAATACTTATGGGGCAGGAATACAGTGTCAGGGTCCCACTGTAAACTTCACTCCCTTTGTAACTGGTTCTGCTTCAATGCAAAAACCATATGAAGATTACTGGGATAGTCCTGTCTATGATATGACTACCGATGACGATGGTAATTTAAACAATCCTGGGGACATATTATACTTCGTTCCTACAAGAACTGGACAGAAAGATAACTATAATATCTCTGTAGGTTTCTCTGCTACATGGTCTACACCACAGGATAAAAAACTACAAGCACTATGTAAAGAAGCAGCTGCTGCAAACATTGCATTGATGCAACAACAAAATGCTAATAAGAGATTAGATTTTGAGATCGCTAGACTTAAGAATTGTGGAGAATTATTAAAGGCTGGAATCCGCTTTGTTCCTGGCACAAAGTATGCTCGTATCTGTGCTGATGTACAAGTGGTTGGTAAAAACTATATCACACCACACGTTCATTCTATTCCTTCCCCTTCAACTTCCGAATCGCGTGGTTCCTCAAACGCTGCTCAGCTTGGCGGTCCTTTAACGACTGGACGGGAACACTCTTCCCACGAATAGCAGCAATCTTTTTAATAACTTTCTTGACCGTTGGTTTGACTGCCTTGAGCACTAAGTCTGCCAGCGGTTTTGCTAATAGAGCAGATGTTGTAGCGACAACAGCAATGCCACCTGTAGTTGTGATAGCTCCTGCACTTGGGATCGCCTGAACGATTTGATCTGGGATCCTAATTTCTTCTTTGACTGGTATACATTCTTTTCCGACCAGTCTATACTCAACTATTTTCTTTGTTCCATTCTCTACTAACGTGCCGATGGGTTCCTTGAGTTCTTGTGCCTCTGTAGGACACTCTACTTCCGCTGTGTTAGTCTTCTTAGGTATTTCAGGTGACTCTACTTCAGGTGCCTCTGGAGGGCGTACAGGGGGCACCTGTGCCTCTCCTGTAAACTGCAACTCATCTTTGTTATAGTCAATAGGATTGAACGATGGCACCTGACCATCACAAAAAGTCTTCACGCCTTTAGGATCATCTCCTTCCAGCATGTTATTCTCATCCACATCGTGTGCCTCAACACACCCAGGGATGTCAACAATAGGCACACCAATCTGATTTGTAATTGGTGGTTGTATTTGTAATGCTTGGGGTGGTTCTAACAAATAATCAGGGGTGAAGGGGATACGGATGATATCAATATTCCCACCCTTGATTTGAATATCAGGGATTTCCATTAACAATCATTAAATGTACTACCAATTTCAGATCCAATAGACTCACCTGCTTGCTGTCCTAAGAGCAATGCCCAACCACCTGCTAACCATCCAACGTAAGGGATGCTAGAGACTGCTGGGACTACGAGACCAGCACTAATTGCTGTTCCCGCCATCGCACCTTGAGACCGTGCGCCAGCGTCCGCCCGTATACACTCTTCGGTTTTTGCAAGGGACTTTCCCTCAGCGTCTGAGACGCTACCTCCAATATTACGGACACCATCCATAGTGTATTGGTCACGGCGAAATTCTCTACGTATCTCCGTAGTAGGTCCAAACAATCCACGCTTATTCTTATCTAGTTCCAGGGATCTATCTGATTCTAAGATAGCTGGATCGTTTGCTTTATACTTGACTGAGTAACCATCAGGTCCTGCGTTCAACTCATAGGATGAATAGTCACCCTTTGGAATGTTGATGCTAGGAATCTGATATGGTTGTCTCATTAGATAACCAACTAAACCTATGTGTGATACAGCAAACAAAGCACCAACTGTGCCAATGAAGATCTTGAACGTAGACGGTTTTTCCTTCTTTAGTTCTGGTGTATGGACTTCAGGTTGTTGTTCTTCGTTGCTGTTAAAGAGGTTCATGGCATTGATGGCATAGCGGGGACTGCTGGACCAGTTACTTCAGGCAACTCAGGCATGGCAGAGTCCATCATGCCAGGAAGTGCTCCTGCAATTGCTTCTGCTGCTGCCTTAGCTACCTTTTCTTTTGCGCTTTCAATTAGTGCATCTTTCTGGAGGTAGACATAAACTCCACCACCAATAATACTAGCAGTTCCTAAGAACGATAGAACTGCTAGAACATTAATTACTTTTTGCATGATTACACCTTGGGTTCGGTTGATTCTTCTTTCTTCTTGATCTCGGGTGCTTTTCTAGCGCCACCTGCTTTAGCAGGAGACAGTCCGAACGCAGCTAAAGATCCAGAGAACACGGATGCGATAAAAGTTGGGTCGAAATCTAAAATTTTCTGACCGTTTGGAAGTCTAACGTAACTGAATGTAAGAAGAGAAGCAGACCAAATAAGAACGACAACCTTTACAAGGTTACCGAGCACTTCACTTTTATCATCATCCTGGTCTTCCTTCTCTACAACTTTGGATTTATCTTCCGCCATAATAGAGTAGCAAGGCTCCTCTATTTATGCCTGTGCCTCTGTCCAGGAGAAGCGAGCGTCAATGTTTCTTGTATTGTTGGTTAGGTTTCTCGCACGAATTGCTAGAACCTCTGGACCATCTGGGAACACACCAGTTGGGTTTGGTGGAGTAGTAGCAGCGAAGTTTGATGTACCACCACCAAGAATAGAGTTAGCAATTTCTTTAACGTCCTTCAAACTATATTGGTTAACACCATTATCAGAGTAGAAACCAAAGATAACTTCACCACCAACTAGACTTGAGTTGTTGTTAAGAACAGCGTATTGTGCTAGTGATGTGCCACCTACGTTTAACCAAGTAGCAGAGATGTCAATGTTTGGATTCAATACTAGTTCGACAAAGAACTTTCCGTTGGAAGAGATGTCAACCTGACGTAGTAGTAGCTGCATTCTATTGACTAGTTCTCTCTCACCAAATCCACCAATAATACCATTGTCAACAGATGGTGCTACACGTAGAGCAAGAATAGATCTAGTCTGACCAGAACCAATACCACGCTGCAGTTTCGTAGCAGCGGTGTAAACATATGCTCGGTCTTCATCTAGTCTGCCATCCATGATGACAGAAGAACCCCAGTGTGAAATATCGGGCACAGATGTAGCAGAGATCAATTCAACACTAGTTGGTTGAGTAGCACTGTAAGTAAATGTCTGTGCAGACGCTGCGCCAAGAGGAGAGAATGTAATACCAGTTGGGTTTGTACTAGTAACTGCCTTACTCAAAATAATATTTGTTCCAGAAATAGAATGAACAAAAGTATCTGCTGGGACATTACCGCCAATGACTCTTTGTCCTTTCTGAATACCAGTTGCACTACTGACAGTACCTGAAGATTGACCAGATGCCATAGTCAAGTTTACACCCGAAGCACCCGCTGACTCTCTGACGAGACCAGTAAATGCACCAGACTGAGCACGAGCAAGTGGAGACAGTGCAGATCCAACTTGCTGAGTTAGAGTAAGTCCAGTGGAACTACCCTGAACATCAGTGATTTGGAAAGTGGTTGATGATGGAACAGTAGCAATAAAGTATGTCTT